TTCGGCATAAAGAACGCCATTGCCCCAATCAAACCGCACAGCGGTATCCCTGACGGTGGCCATGCCGTAAATTCCCGCAAGCCGGGCGCACAGCTCCATGGTCTGCTGCACCGCCTGGGCCCACATGGTCTGAAAATCTATCACCGTCAGGTTGTAATCCGCCTGGGACGCGGCAATTTCCGTAGCGGTACGTTCATCCAGATTGGCGTCGCTGAGACTGCCCCGCTTCAGACCCAGCACACTTTCCACATTGCGCAGATATTCCTGCTTGCGGGCAAGGTAGGATTGCTCCCGCAGTTGAGGCGCAAACACCGTCAGCCCCACGGTTTCCGGATCGTCATCCAAGCCAACAAACAGATTCTCCGTGAGGTTTCGATCCTTGTCCAACAGATCCCGGGAGACGATGATGCGGCTCTGACCCCGCTCAAATTCCCCATTCATCTGGGCTTCATTTTTGTCGATAGCCCGGATCAGCTGCACCGCCGGGGCAAAGACCGCCACCCCGTCTGCCGACCCATCCACGCAGTTGACCATGGGGGTCTTCACCCGCACAAGGCCCACACTGCCCAACTCACAGCGCAGCTGCTTTGCCAGTGTTCGGTAAGCGGGATGCTCCGCAAGATTCACTTCCGTACCCAGATTCTCCTCATTGGCAGACCGGAACAGCCGGTAGGTGATAGTCAGCAAGCCGGCATCGTCTGCGGTGCGCCGCTCCAGCAGGGTATAAAAATAACGCCCCGCGGCGGAGCGTTCCGTAATCCCCACATCCGTAGGCTCTCCCCGGCTGTTTCTGGCAAAGATCAGCACATGGCTGCGGGGGATCAGGGTATAAGAAAACCCCGTCCCCTCGGGACAGGGTTTGATATAGCATTCGCCACCGGTCAGCGCCAGCTGTACGGCCTCTTTCTGCCGCATTTCCAGCGCTTTAAGCCACTTGCTTACATTTTCGTCCTTGCAGCTGGCCTGGTATTCTCCGAACACCGCCTTTGTGAGCTTGTTGACTACCGCATAGGCGATGCGCTGGCAGGGATCTGCCAGTTTGTCCGCCTCCTGCTGAAAATACATACCGAACCAATCTCCAATGGCCTTGCGCATGGCGCGGCTGGTTTTGTCGGAGGCACCGAAGGCCTCCTGGTAGCTGTAAATATTCATCCTTCACCTCCGCGTCGGCGGCTGCGCAGCCCCTTTTCAAGGCCCTGAATGTAGGCGCTGAGCCAGCTGTTTTCCTCCTGCAGTTCCCGCACCCGGTGTCGAAGGATCCGGTTATCCCGTAAAACCGTCTCCTTTGCCCACAGAGGCAGGAACGTGTCTAAAAACCACTTCTTCATAATAACCTCCCCGTAAAAAGGGGAAGACCCACCGCAGTGCGGCAGGTCTTCCCGTTGATTGACGATACCAGTATACCATAAGATTTTTCGTTTGTCGCCCCGTTTTTTTCCCACCTTCTAGTCCCACAATCTTGCCAGCACCGTGGTGCAGAAATAGCGGATCTCGTCCATTGCGTGGTCATTTTCCTTGCAGGGCGCATCCGTTTCCCCTCCCTCCTGCCAGCGATACTGGGAAAATTCCCGGATGGCATTGTCACAGCCCTCCCCGATCAGAAGCTTCCCCTCCTGCAGATACCGGGCAGTCAGCCGGATCCCCGGCAGCACGGCATTTCGGGCCTTCCGCACAGAAAATCGTCCCCGATGGCGCAGTTCCGCAATAAAAGAAGCCGCCGACGGGTCTACGACCACTTTCTCCACCGCAACACCCTCCGCCAGCTTTTCCAGCGCTTTGGCATACTCCCGGTCGGTCATCATGCGGCTGTTTTCCCGTCCGTTATAGTAAAATTCCCGGATGCGCACCGCCTTCTCCCCATCCACACACCAAAGGCCCGCAGAAAAGGGGTTCATAGTGCCGTAGTCCACACTGATGTAGAACCGTCCCCGTTTCGGCAGTTCCCGGGTCACGTGTCTTTCGGGATCAAAGTCATACACCAGCCCCTCTGCCCGGCACCACTGCCCCAGCACAAACCGTTTGTAAAACAGTCCCGTGTACAGCCGCTCATAGCGCTGCCGCACCGCTTTTTCCAGCCCCGGATTGTCCTCCATGGTAAAGTGCAGATGCAGTAGCCGCTTTTCTTCAGCCTTGCATACCCACTCCCGGTAAAACCAGTGCTCACTCCCCTCCGGATTGCAGGAAAACCACAGTTTTGCCCCGGGAACGGAGCAGCGGGCGCAGGCCTGCTCCAAAAAGGGACGGTTCATCAGCGCCGCCTCATCCAGCAGCACCCCTGCCAAAGTAATACCCTGGATCAGCGCCGCGGCGCTCTCATCCTGCCCGCCAAAGAGATAATAGGTATTGCAGTTTCCCCGTCTGTCGCAGAGGATCAGTTTGTTTTCGCTGCGGCTGTGGCGAATGGTAAACAACCCACCCAGCCACCGATTCAAGTGGTCGATGATATTGCGGCGGAGTGAGCCGATGGTCTTGCCGCACAGACCGAAGGTCTGATTCCGGAAACTGCTCATGCTCCAAAGGAAAAACCCCACACTTAAGCACACGGTTTTTCCCGAGCGCACCGCTCCGTCACACAAGATCCCGTCATATTCCTTCAGCCTTGGGCGGTTCCACCAGCTCATAGCCAGCAGCTGCCGTTTGCTGAACTTCCGGTAGATCAACCGTATCCACCTCCTTTTCCGTTGCCTGCAGGATGGCCTCCAGCAGATTGTTTTCCTCCTGCTCTGCCGCGGCACCGTCAAACAGCCCCATAGCCTTGCCCAGCAGTTCCAGGGCCTTTAGCTTGTCGTAGAATTTCACCTTCACACCGGTGCTGGTCTTTTCCATGGATGCGATGGCTGCCCGGTGGCGTTTAGAAAGTGCTTCGCTGTCCCGTATGGTCAGTGTGCCGTTTTCCATCTGCAGATAGTCTGTGGCCTGGGCGAAAGCAATGTTGGACAGCTCCTCCAGTACCCGCCGGCCGGATAATTTCCTTTGCGTACGGATCCCCCCTTTGCAAACAAAAAACGGGACCGGACACCTGCCCGTTCCCGTCTTTTCTTTTTGGATGCTACCATCCTATCACAGATTGTTCCGTTTGTCGCCCCGTTTTTTTCCCACCTTATGAAAATCCCGGCGGGAGGCCCCGCCGGGATTGCTTTACCAAATGTTATAGCCATGCATAACCTGATACAAAGATGCGTCCGGTATCAGCGCCGTTACATCGTCGTCGATTCTCTTTGCTTTTCCGCCATTGTAGATGTAAAGGCTGCCGGTGTAGTGTCTTTGACTGTAGTCGTACAGATAGACCAGTTCGCCGCTCTGGTTGATGTAGTAGCTGTACACATCGTCACTGAGCTTTTCGCCCTTCTTATTTTTGTACAGCTTCAGGGTGCCGACGGTATCGTAGTTGTCCCAGTCGGTGAAATACAGCACACCGCCCAGTTCTTCCGCATACACCACCCGATCAAGGCAAACCTCTTCGTCTGCTTCCTGTCCGTCAATGTACAGATCGCCCACATTTTCCTCTGTGTCCACATCCTTGAAATACACCAGGCTGCCATCGTCCAGGGTAAAAATATTGTAGGCATATACATCATCGTCCAGAAGCTCTGCTTCACCCAGTCCGTCGTTCTTGATCTGCGCCCGGTATACAGAACCTTCCTTGTCTTCTTCATCCAGATCCACAATATAGCGCAAATGCTTGCCGTCGTCACTGATGCGCAGAATATCCGCATCCTCCAGGGAAATGGGATAGCTTTTTTCTCCGATCACCATATACTGCTGGCCGATGGCATTGCGCTCTTCATAGAACCGGCTGCTCACGTCCCAAACGCTTGTGATCTCAGAGAGCTTCATCTGCAGATCTTCACCAGCCTCCTGAACAAAGACTGTCGCAACAGCAGCATCCAGGGCATAGTCATAGATCCAGCTGTTTGCCATGCCGGGAAGCACTTCCATTGCTTCCTTACCGTCAAAGTAGCACAGCGTATATTCCGTGATCTCTTCGGTGTAGTTTTTCAATTCTTCCCGAAGGGCATCCCGGCTTTCCTTTTCCTGGAATAGCTCCAGCTTCTCCCAGTATTCGGTTTCCTGCATTTCGTACTCAGCCAGGGCAGATTCATACTCTGCGTAAGCTGCGTCATATTCTTCGTCGCTGTCATAGTTCCAGGAGTAGGGATATTCCGGCGATACGGGATACACCGGCTCCGTAACCGCCGCATCTGCGGTTGCCATATCGTCCTTCACGAAATCCGCCATATGGATCTTTTCGGTTTCTCCCACAACATAATACAACGCACCGTTTTCCAGGATACTTCCCACAAATTCCACATCGGAATCGATCTTCACCCGGTCCTTGCCCTGCTTTTGCAGATACAAGCCGCCATCCTTTGTGTAATAAACGGTGGACAGGTCTTCGGATACATACTGCAAAGCTTCAATATCGCCGGCGACTTTTTCTTTCTCGCCGTCCTTTTCCAGCAGGTACAGATTGTTCTCGTCATTGAGGTAGAGGATGGTCTTCAGGTCATCGGAAATATAGAAATTCACAACATCCGCCGCCAGCTTTTCCCGTTCCTTCAGATTGCTGCGGTAGAGAACGCCGTCTTCTCCCTTCAGGTAAACCACTTCCCCGCCGTCCTTGGCCACAGCATACATGGTAATATCGGAGTCCAGCTTCTCCGGTTCCTTTTTCAGCTTATTTATATCCCGGTAGTAAATGGTCACACCGTAGTCATCGCCGACCTTATCCGGATAGAACAGCCGTCTGCCCTGATCGGTCAGCGCCATATAGCTGCTCAGCACATAAGATGCCTGCGCCATTTCTTCATCGCCCACATCTCTACTGTCCACAAGCCGGGTCGTGATCTGCGCGGGATCTTTTCTGCTGAAATCAGAGTAACAGATCTCAGCATCCTTCACATAGAAAGCAAAGTTATCCTCACCGCCGCCAAAAACAGCACCCAGCACCAGAATTCCCGCCACGATCACGATCACGGCAGCAATGCCAATGATGGCAAACAGAACGGGCTTGGGCAGCTTTTT